TTACAAGTTGAAGTATTTGGGTTGCAAGAGTTTCTGCTTCCTGCAACCCAAGTCCGTTTTCTCTTAAAAGGTTTACCAAACGCTTGCGGAATAGCTCATCCAACATTTGACAACTTACGCTCTTTTTCAGCCAAATACCGTTTGCGCAAAAGGTCCGCACCGCTGTTCATAATTTCCCGCGATGAACAATAGACATTGACACGGGTTCTTTCATCCAACCGCAATTGCTGCTCGCGATAAACCCAACCAGAAAATTTCAATGCTTTTGACACTTGAGCCTGTGATTTCATTTCTTTCCTGACACGCTCAGGGAAATTAAAATCAGTAGCCATAGCGTCAAGAACATCCTTGATTGTGACAACAGATCGTCTGGCAAGATATTCATCGCGCATCCATAAGCAATAATACGGCGCTGCGTCTTCAATCATGCGGGCTTTTGCCTCGTTAAACCGTGGACGCGCATCGGGATTGAACTTGCTAATGTCTCTTTGCTTTAACCAAGCAAACACTTTTGCCCAACCCTTTTCGTGTTCATAAAACCCCTTGCTCAGAGCATTGTAGTAATCCGCATCTTTAGCTTCAGCATAAGAATGAATCACAAAAAATCGACGATCATCGGCGCTTAAGTTCAAAGCATCCGTGTGGTTTGAAAAGAACACAAAATTACATACCAACGGAACTTCGTACGGCTGTTCGAATTTTCGTTCGATTGTAACTGTGTCGCTAACTGTGCCAGCAATCACTGCTTTCATGCGCTCATAAACGTCTGTGCGATCAGTGCGGCTGATTTCTTCAACAATCACCAATTCCTTTTCCCAAAAATCAATGAACTGCCCCATGAGTCGTTCAGGCTGCACGGTCGTAGCGTTTGTATTGCGACCAAGGCCGTAAACTATTGGGCGCAGCATCAAGTCTTTGCCGACACCCTGATTGCCTACGATGATTGGAGCCCAACGCACTTTGTGTCCCCGCTTTTGAACAATGTGCGCAAAATAATCCAACAAATAGTTTCGGTCGTCTTCGCTTTCAAACAAGAAAGCCAGATGATCTAACCAAGGCTGTATATCACCATCATATACAACCCCAACATCCGGCACTGGGTTGTCGGACCATTTGTTGAAGAAATACGCCGTGCGCCCGTTCAGTTCCCATGATGCCAGTTGCGGCTGACCCGGCAGATACGTCATTCCCGCAACGGTTGTCACGTTCCCCGAATTGAGCAAACGGTTTGCTGCGGTCTTCACCCCAGTCGCGCCTGAAGGCGCAACAGTAATGCCAAGCGAAGGCGAGGAGTTAAACGCTGCGTGAGACAACTGCGCTTTCGTGTCTTTATCAATCCACCTTTGCGCGTCTGACCAGTAAACGACCCTTTTGCGCAACGCATCGAGGCGACGCTTTTCTTCTTCGTCTTCCGACTGCGCAGCGATAATCTGTTCACTTGCGTCGTCTTTGTCTCTGAAATCCTCCGCCGCATCGCCGACCCACCCTTGCTTGTGCGCCAACCCAAACAACTTCTCGTGCCCGACCCGCACATGCGTCAAACTGTTCCAGACTGTTTCAAAATATTGGTCGTCGCACCAACCAAATTCTGTAGCCCATTTCCGCGCCTCCGCCTCAACCACAGGCTTTAGCGCGTCTTTCCCAACTGTGGCTTTCAGTGACGCAAGAACGCCCACCAAATCTTCCCGCATGGGAAGAATGTCTTCACTGTTTGGGATTGATTTAAGCGCGTCCAGCGCCAGCTTAATCGGTAGCACAGGCTCAATGTCTTTGACCGCAACGCCTGCGCCAGTTACCCCGCGCATCCGAACATCTCGAATGATTGTCCATTTTTTTGCGACAATCTCAGCGGCCAGTGCGTCCATAAATGTTCGCGCTTCGCCAGCACTAATGCTCGTCAATCCATTTGCCGTGCATGTCAAAAGGTCTGCGTTCTCGCGCCAAACATATTCCGATCCTGACGGATGCGTGCCATGCACAAGGTACTGCTGCCCAAGCCCCAAAATTTCGACGGCATGTTCACGATCATCAAGGTCTTTGAAAGAAATGCGCATCTTGCGAATTGGCTCGTCGCCAACGCGCCGAAACACAAACAAAGCTCTGGGTGAATTTCCGCGCACTCGTGCAGGAGCATTGCCCAGATAAAACCCCAGCAGTCCTTCAACCAATTCACGCGCTTCGTCAGTTGCCACATCAACGTCAACCGCAGGCCAGTTCTCAGCACGCAAACCGACGTTTTCAGTCGGCCATGTCGCGGCTCTGGACTGCATCTGCGCGTCAATGCCGTGGGTCGGCCATGTTCCAGTGAGGCCCCACCATTGCTGCGTCTTGGTGTCGTAACGCCCCGGAATCTTTCCTGCTTGCGTCCCATCAACTGCCGACTTCGAGGCAACTTTCGCACCGGGCGGGATGATAGGTAGCAAATCTTCAGACGGGAAATGGCCTTTCATGATGAAAGGCGCGGTTGCTTTTGAAAACATGCTCCACCTTATTCAATAGAGATTTTCAAATTCAGGGCTTTGCACCAACTCAACACAGTTGCAAAACTGGTTGTCTTAGCTTTCTTCTTCCACCACCAATACATCCCATGGGATTTGCCGCTGTTCAACGCAAGCTCGCGCTCGGAAATTCCTAGTTCAGCGCGGCGCTTTTCAAAAACGGAGATTAAGTCTTCTGCGGTTTCAATCTTCATTTTGCTTATCCATGTTAGGGCGATCATCCCGCCCAAGGTTTCTATTTTCATAAGCCATTAAAAATGCCAAACAACACGCTGCGTGCGCAAGATGAGTTATATTGGTTTCAGTATCTTTTTCTTCTCCTGCCCACCAAGCCCATAAGTGGCGTTGCATTGCAGAAAAATATCTCGACCAATCTGCGCCATTCGCCCAATTGTTTGGTGTGTATTTGTTCGCCCCGTAAGTTAGCACTGCTGCTGTTTCGTGCAAGAACTCTGGCGGCAACAGATCATATCTCGGCTTTCCTGCGTCGGCCTTAATAAACTCATTTACCATACCTCTTGCCCTCTTTTGCTTCTGCTGCAATCGGAAATCCCTTCGCCCAATCTGGAACACGGCACATGATCGAAATCATTTCGTCGATACTTCCAAACGAGTCTGGTACTTCACAAATAATTTCGTCGTGCACTGATCCAACAACAGAATAATCTTGCGCTTCAAGATCAAGCATTGCCCCGGCAATCAAATCGCGGCAAAGCCCTTGCACAATGTTTTCAGTTAATTTTCCACCAAATGTACGCTCATGGCCCCATTTCTTTGTCAGACTATTGATAGCCATATATTCAATGGTGTCGCGCTCGCCATATGGCCCCGCATATTTAACGACCCTCGGATTACGATAAAACAGTTTTCGGCCAGACGGAAGCCTAATCAGCAGCCAATCACCATCACAATAAAACGACACCTGCCGGTAAGTCGTTTCACGCTTCGGCGTCTTGATTGCTGCAATCGTGGCTTCATTCAGCCGGTTCCATAGTTGTGGAATAGCCGCGTATTTGGTTCGATACGTGTTGACCGCGTGGTGCGCCAGTTCCTCGTCAATGGTTGTGCCCATGCCCGCAACAGTCTGTCGAAACTTGACTGGCCCCATGCTGTAACCGCATCCGAGAACCACCGTTTTTCCAAGGAACCGCTCCATCGAATCCTTGCCGATCTCCGCGACTGGCACGCGGAAAATGCTTGCGGCCATTTCCTCGTAAACTTTCCCACCCGTGGCAAACAACTCCACAAGGTCTGTCTGCCCGGCTAACCATGCAACGCCTCGCGCCTCAATCGCGGCGTAATCAGCCCATACGAGCCTCATGCCCGGACTGGCACAAACCGTTCCCCGAATCATTCTGGACAAAACCGCCAAAGCCTTGGGATCGTCTGGGGTTAATTCCTTGGCAGACTTCTCCCAGTCCTTAACAGTTTCGCGTGGCAAGTTCTGAAGCTGCACGCCCGCCCCGGACCAGCGACCAGTTGACGCGCCGTGGTACATCAAATTGCCGCGCACCCTGCCGTCGTTAGATACCCGGTCAATAATGGCCTGATATTTGGCTACCGAACTCTTGCCTCCGTCGCGGCGGATTTCCAGCACCCGTCGAATTTTGGGGGTAAGATCAGTTTTTAATAAGTTATCCACAGCTTTCTTGTTTAAGCTGTCGTCGGTCATGTCAAAAATGTTGAGCCCGTTATGACTCAAAAACGACTTGAACTGGGCGATGTTCGTTGCTGCGGCAATCGCACCATCTGACAACTTGCTCAATTCCTCGTTCATGAGAAACTGCGCTTTGTTCGCAATCGTGATCGCCTGCTTCGCAAAATCATGATTGACGAATACGCCTCTGTCGTTGATTTTCTCGGTCAGAAACCAAATCTCTTGTTCTTCTTTGGTCAATGGACGCAGCACGTCATCCAGCGCACGCTCCACTTCAACGTCCTGCGCACAATATTCGGCAAGGCGCTGCATCCGTGAAGCATCGTCCCACCAAACAATCTTACCGTCGTCTTCAATGCTGCGCGGGCGGCACATGCGCATCATAAGCCGCTGGCCTTCAACATCCTTAGTTACATGCAACCCAAGGGCCTGAGACGCCCCGTCCAACGAGCGCGGCAACGATTGGCGTGCGGCTCTGGCTGCGGTGTCATCCCATCGCCTAACAGCGGGCACAGGCCAGCCATAGCGCGGCCCAAGAATGTATTGCAGCATTGCCCGTTCAAACCCAGCGTTGTGCGCGACCACAACGCATTTCGGGTCGTCAAGCAATCGCAACAGGTCTGCGGGGCTTGGCTCGGTATGAAACCAAGTCTGTACGGGGCCATCGTCAACGGCCCAGCAAGCCATGATAACGTCAGTATTGGGGTCTTCCGCGTAGCGGTACACCCCGGATTTGCGCAGATCGACTGTGCTACGGGTTTCAAAATCTATGTGAAGTCGCATGGGTGCTCCTGAAAGGTGGGGGGCAGCGGAGAATGGATAAGACGCTGCCCCCCTTGAAACGAATATGGGGAGGAGCGACCCTTATTCGTTCCAATCACTGTTGGTGCTCGCCGCACCAAGTTCTTCTGCAAAGGAATCAAAGTCATCCTCTGCGCGACCTGCGCCACTAAACGCGGTGTCATGCTTTAATAGCTGAATATTCTGCAAAGCGAAACCCACACCTTTGAGCACGTTGTCATAAGCGTACGCTCTGGCTGTGACACGCACCCAGCGACCGGGGTATGCTTCCTTAACGTCTGTGACAGGTTCAAGCGATGCGTTCACAATGCCCGGTTGCTGTTTTGACTTCAACGAAATGAACCGCCAGCCCGGTGTGTACCCAGCATACTGCTTTTCCGCAGCGTCACGAATGACCTGCTTCGGGCCATTCATCTTCTTCGGCCATTTGGCTTTGTCAGCGCCCCACTTCTCAGTCGCAACTGCTTCCAGTGCTTCATGAAGTGGTTTCAGGTCAAAATCTGGCGGCAACAAAATCGTCAGGCCATACTTCCCGCCCATGTCAGCGGATTGTGGTTCAAAGATTGCGGGAAACGACAAACGCCCCGGTCCAATTGTGAGCTTGATCATTATTTCTTCTCCTCAGAAATGCCCAGCTTTGCTTCCAGTGCTGCTACTCGTGCGTCCAGCTCCAATCTGGTTTGATTTCTCAGTTTTTCCATTCTGTCCCAATAAGAAGGAAAAAAGTGCTGTATTACATGCACAGCGCCCCAAATTAAAGCGGCGATAACTATTGCGTGTTCGAGATTGACAAACATGTTTCACCTTTTAGTCTGCGAAATCAATTTCTGCTGAAGCGGTCGCAGAAGCCGCTGCATCAGTTTCCCTGACGATTTTCACGCCAGAACTCTCCGTCGTAATCAGGTCGAACAAATCCAGTTGCACGCCCTGTTTCTTCGCAAGTTTCTCGACCTGTGCGGGTGACGAAAGTTTTTCTTCCATGAACCCAGTCAACCCTTCGGACGCAAGACGCTGTTTGACCATTCGCTCATCCTTCCATTTGCGTGTTCCCTTTTTGGGGGAAACTTTCCAACCGGGTATTGGTTTGCCCTCTTGCAACAAACGCAAAGCATAATCACGCACGTTTTTCAGCCATGCCTCAATCACGTCTGCGTCGTTCAAAATCTTTGCCAGTTCAGCTTGTGTCAATTCATCAGGCTGCATCAAAATCGAGCCTCGCTGTTTCGTACACAAAATCGCGCAGTGTCGCGCAAACCGGCGAAGCCAGACAAAACTTGCAATGCGACCCGGCTTTGAATGGTGGGTTCTCCTGCACCGCAAGTTCAGCAGCGATAATCATTTCGCTGGCAAGCTCGCTCAATTCCTCTTGCGTCACAAACCTGCGTTTCACGCCTCCCAGTCGCGGTTGACAGATAATGACTTCAATGCAATCCCAATCAAACTTGTGCAAAAATGCACATGCGCCGAGGGCGTAGAAACCCAACTGCGGATTGACCTTGCCGTTGTAATCAGCTTCGACATTCACGCCGCGACCAGCTTTTAAGTCAATGACCTTGAGCTGGTTGTCGTGAACAATCACCGCATCAGCAGTGCCCCAAAACTCATCGTGATATGGCAGCTTGAACTTTGTTTCGACAAACAGCTCACCACCAAATGATTCTGCGCGTACCAATTTGATGTACTCGTCAGCTACAAAACGCTGCTCGTCATTAAGTGACCAACTGTGCGGAATGTTCAACAGCTCGTGGCTCGATGCCTCATGGATCATTGTTCCTTCTTCAGCAAAGATGCTGCTGACATTAGGAAATTTCGAAGCTAGTTGTACGCTGCCGGGACACCGCATCCAACGGTGCGCCCCACTTGCTCCGAAACGCGAATGGGCACTCAAAATCGCACCGAATATTTGCCGCTGTATTTTGCATACAGCGTGTCATCCATCTCGCGCTGAAAAATGTTTACAATTTCAGGCCATCTATTCGCAGGAATGAGTTCTAGCTTTGCGACGTTGAACAACTCAAGCAATGTCTGTTTAACACTGCGGCCAGTAACCTTTTCGTATTTCTCGCCAAACTCTTTGAGTTCCAAAAAAGTCCATGTGTACACAACCGATGGCAATCCAATTTTTTTGCCCATGATGTACAATGTTGTTTCCAACCGTTGCACTAAATCGGTTTCAGAACTTGCTTCAATTGTAAGGCTCATCATCCAATTGCTCCTTCGATGATTCGACTCTTCCGTATTACTGCACTAGTCACTGATTCGTCAATAGACGATTCCAACAAAACATAGCTCGCCCAAACTTTTTTTGTTTGTCCGCCCCGGTAGGCTCTGGCGATTGCTTGTTCATTCGCTGCTGGCGTCCATGCAGGTTCTGCAAGAATAACCCGATCAGCGCATTGCAAATTCAGCCCAACACCTGCGGCTTGTATCTGCGCAATCATCACTCGCGTTTTTGGGTCTGTGATGAATTGCTTGATGATCGCGTCACGTTTGGTTGTGGATAACCCACCTGAGTAGATCACGCTTTGCACGTCTTTGTTTTTTGCGGCCAGCGACTCTTGCATTTCTTTGGCAACATCTGTGTGTTGGTAGAATATGAGAATCTTGCCCGTTGTCTGGCGCAATTCTTCTGAAACGATCTCCGCAATGTGCCCAGCTTTTGCCAGCCCGATTCTTCTGCGCAGTGTTGCAAGCGCCGGGGCCATGCGTTCCAACTTGTCAACTTCATCGTTGCGCAGCAGGTCCATGACCTCTTGCAGTGCTTCTTCTGGAATGTCTGATAAGTCCAAATCTCGCGGTGGAACCCACAATTGCGTGACAAGCAACGGCGGCATGTCCAGCACATCGCTTTTGCGCACCCGCGACACAATGTCTTTGATTGCTGTTTTCAGCAGGGGCAGGTTTCGCCCGCCCAAAATCTGCAATCCGTATGGCGTTTGCTTGACGTGACAAAATTTTTCAATGAATTGTTCTTTGCGTTTCAGGTCCAGCTCTACCAGAATTTCTGGGAACAACCTTGAAATGTGCGGCCACAAATCCGCCGGGTTGTTGACAATCGGCGTGCCGGTCGCGCACCACACTCTACCTGCTCGCCTGAATAACGCACCGGGCGAGTTAATCTTTGCCCCATAAACTGCACGGCTGCGTTTTGACGCCGTGTTCTTGAGGAAATGCGCCTCGTCCAGAATCAAACTGTCCCACTCAAATTTGAACAATTGTTTCCAAATCTTTTCTGCAACCGCGTGATCGTAGCTGCAAACAACCAACTTCGCCTTTGCCGCAACAATGTCTTTCCCGAATTGAATGACCTGAATCGTGTGCTTCTCAAAACACCCAAACAGTTGCGCCTCTCGCGCAACCTGTGAGCGCAAGGCTGCGGGACAGAGATATAATGTGCGACCGCCGCGCAATTGCGCAGCGCGCAGAAGAGGCAGTGTTTTTCCCGTGCCGGGTTCCCAAATTAGGATGAAGTGGCTCTGCAACAATCGCGGGACAACATCGCGTTGATGGTCCCACATCGGTAATTTAGTGCCGGGGTTCGGCATCATCTTCTTCTTCGCTTTCATTGATTGTCGCAATGGTTTCGATCAACATGGTAATCATGTCTCGGTTCGACATCCCAAAACTGCTTATGACATTGAGTGCCATACCTTCAGAGTTATCTACAGTGCCGATAAGTATGAAATCCGTGAAACCAAATTCGTCTTCTATTTTTTGCAGCAGATTTGCAATGATGCTTTCATTTGGTTGTTTTTTCATTCGCCACCTTTAACGCAGTCAGTTCGAGTAATTGTTTCATGTAAAGGCTTTGATAGGTTTTAATCAAAGCCCGCTCATGCGCCAGTTCCAATTGGAGCCGCGCAATCGTGTCTTTCAGCTCTGCTGCGTCACTTATCGATTTTTGGGGGACGTCCTCGGTTTGGTGGCGTTTGGACTGGCGCAATACGTGGCAAAACGGGAGCGGATTGTTGTTCAATTTTTGGCTCCTGTTTGGGAACGATTACAGGTTTTGGCATTGGAACTGGGGCGGCGACAAACTCGCCGCACCAATCGGCTTTCGAAGTTCGGGACCACCCCATCGCCGATGGTGGATTACGTCGGCACGCGCCAGATGATCCGCCATGAGAATCAAAATATTTGCAGTCTTCACATTTGTTGCTCATTCGTCTGACTCAACCTTTGATATTAGTTCTAGTTCAATGTCATCTTCATACT